TAATAACCATTTATTAGGAGAAATATAAAATGGCAAATTCAGCATACGGATCAGGCATCAACTTAGATGCAATGGTGGTCCCGGTACAAGCAGCAACCGTATTTGCAGCACAAGAGAATTCACTATACCTACCAGGTATCTTAATTCCAACAGTAAGCGTTCCAGCAGGATCAGCCTCAGCTCAAGTAGCAGTTATGGGTTCAGTAACAGCTGATTCAATTTCTGCAGAAGCAGCACCAGGTGTAGACTTTGAAACTCTACTTCCTTCAGACACAAAGAAAACTATTGCACTAGACCTTTTAGCAGCAAGAACTGTTTTGCGTGACTTAGGTGGTATTGACACAGCAGACATGGGTAGAATCATGGGTAACGCTATTGCATCTAAAGTAGACGCATTAGTATCAGCACAACTTGGTGCATTAACAGCCCAAGAAGCAACAACTAATCTACTAGATGAAATGTATGAAGCAATTGGTACAATCCGTGCCGCAGGTGAAACAGGACCACTTAACTGTGTAGTTTCAGCAGCAGCATACCAAGGCTTTATGACAGTTATTGGTTCATCAGCATTTGCAGGTGGAGACACACAAAACGCAGCTATGAAATCAGGCTTTATTGGCATGATTGCAGGCACACCATGTTATGTAAGTTCACACTTAAATGACACTAACACAGGCCTAACAAACACTAAATTTGCAGTGTTCTCAGGTGACGCACTACGCATGGCTATGCAAGGTGGAGTTAATGTTGAAGTAGAACGCAGAGCAGCAGCAGTTGGTAATGACATTGTAGCTTCAGCAGCATTTGGTGTTGATGTTATTGATGCAACACGCGGTGTAGTTGTACAAGACGCAGCCTAATACAGGCAAATAGTTACAGGGCTCTAAGCCCTGTAACATACTAATACAGGAGAAGTTAAATGGCATTTGCTACAAATACAGATTTAGAAGAATATGCACCAGAAATATTCCAACAAGGTGTTGATGACTGGACAGAAGAACTGGCCAAGGCACAGACTGATGTTATTAATATGATTCAATTCAAGTGGTGGAACAAATTCTACAGCAGAACTGAATTTGATAGTAGTAAGTTAGTTGAAGCACAGTGGACTAAAACAGCAGTGTATCATACTATGTATGCTTATATATTACCAAGACTTAGTACATTTAGACCAGAGGGTGATCCATTCAGAGAACAGTTAGAGTTTTACAAAGAACGCTATAATGAAGAATGGGAAATACAATTTGGAATAGGTATCAAGTATGACTTTGAAGGAGATGGTTCAATTGATCCATCAACTGATGTCAAACAAGTAAGTCAAACTAGGTTGTATAGATAATGGCACGCAGAGAAGATATATTAGTAGAAGTAGTTGGGTTGTTAAAGGCTCAACGCAGTGTAAAACTAGGTAAAGTTGAAAGGGATCCAATTGATCCTAATGAACTAGCCAAAACAGCATTTCCAGCCGTATACATTGAAACAACAGATGAAGACATTGAAGATATTACTATGACAATGGGAACAACTGGTTTAGAACGTATGGGCAGTATGGAAATTGCGGTGGTGTTAATCATTGGTGGAAGAGAAAGAGATACACAGCGTAATATTGCTGTGGAAGCTATTGAAAATACACTAATGGCAGACCGTACATTAACTAAAACTGTAGAAGATATTAGGCTCTCAAGAGTAGAGGCAGTAGAGACTGGGGAAAGTGCACCTTTTGCCAGTTGTAGGATGATATTCACAACAGAATATTGTTATCAATTAAATAATACATAAGGAGACATATTATGTCATGTTACGCAGGAAAAGACGGTGCTCTTAAAGTTGGCACTGAAAACATTGCAATGTTAACCTCATGGACTGTTACACAAAATGCGGAAGTATTAGAGTGTGCATATATGGGTGCTAACTGGAAAGAAAACAAAAGTGGCTTAAAGTCATGGGAAGGTTCAGCGGAAGCTAACTTCACTGATACAGCAGCAGCAGGTACAATGATACCAGCTCATTCAGCAGCTAATGAACTTGCTGTTGGCTCACTAGTTGATTTATATTTCTATCCAGATGCAGCAGATGCAGACTTTGGTTTTGAAGGGTCAGCAATTGTTACATCTATTGAAAATGGCGCGGCTTTGGGTGAAGTACAAACGGTAAGTTTGAGCTTTACAGGTACAGGCGCACTAACCACAGATATTACTGTATAAAAATTATCATGGGCTACTCTTCAAAAACAACAAAAAAGTTATTGAAAGAGATAGCCCGTGATTACAATCAATATCAAGATAAATTATTTGCTAACCTAGTAAGGGGTACTCCCATAGATACTGGAGACGCTCAAAGAGGGTGGAAGAATGTATTTGAAATAAGTAAACTTATATTATCAGGTAGTAAAAATAAAAAGGTAATCATAAAGAATGATGTACCATACATAGAAAGACTGGACAAAGGTTCTAGTAGACAAGCGTCTAAAGGAATTGTTAAACCAGCTTTCAACAAAACAAGGAAACCATAAAATGAGTAAAGATAAAAAATCAGTATTAGATAATGCAAGAAGTCACTTTAGAAGTGCATTATCACAAGAATTACAAAGTGTTGAAGTACCAGAATGGGACTCAACAGTTTATTTCAAAGTTGCAACTAACTTTGCAGTTGAACAAAAGATTATTGAACTACATGGCAAAGGTCATTTAGTTGAAGCTTTAGTAGAAACATTATTAAGTAAATCACTCCATGAAGATGGAAGTAAAATGTTTTCACCAGCAGACAAAATTGTACTAATGAGAGACGTAGATCCAGAAGTAATTATTAGAGTTGTTACAGCAATGAATGAGGCAAAGGCTTCAGCAAAGGAAGCCTTGGGAAACTAACAGATGATCTAGATATGCTGTTTGTCTTTAAGATAGCAGAAAATTTAGGTCAGACTGTAGAGTGGGTATTGAATAATGTAAGCACAATTGAATTAGAATCATGGGCTAAATATTATGAATACATACATAATTCCCGTAAAAAATAAAAGGAAATAAAAACTATGGCAGTTAAACAAACAATTGAAATTGATGCTAAAGTATCAGGCGCAACAGCAGGCATTAGTAAAGTTGATAAAGGACTAGGTGGCTTAGTTGCAAGTGCAGGTAAATTTAAGGCTGCCATAGGTATTGCAGCTGCGGCAATGGGAGCAATGGCAGTTGCTGGTAAGATACAAGATACAATTGACAGTTTTGATAACTTAGCAAAAAGTGCCAGAGCGGCAGGCGCCGCGGCAAGTGGAGAAGCATTTGAAGGCTTCCAAGTAATGAAGCAAGCTATGAGTGAAGCAGGTATTGATGCTGCTACATTTGATAGAGCTATGCTTCAAACAAATTCAAGAATCAAAGCAGGACTAGAAGGGCAGAAATCATATGCCGCAGTTACTGATAAGTTAGGTGATAGTCTAATGGACATGAACGGTAACTTAAAGTCAGGTCCTGAACTATTAAAAAGTATGATGAATGCCTTAAATGAAGGCACAATTACAACAGAAGAATTTGCAAAGGTTGTTGGTGGACGTGCAGGTCCATTAATTCAAGAACAATTTGCAAGTCTTAACACAAGTGCAGAAGAACTAGAAGCAACACTCAGTGATGTGGCTGATAATTCAAACATTGTAAGTTTAGAAGCAGCCAACAACGCAGAAAAGTTCAATGACACTGTTGACAGATTAAAGAATTCATTTGGACAATTAATGACTGATGCATTAGAACCATTAATGCCAGTATTAGTTGAGCTTGCTGAAAACATATTAGCTAAAATGCCAGACATCATTGAAGGTGTTAAAGAAGCATTCAACACATTACAACCAGTACTTGAATTATTAGGCACACTAATAACAGAAGTAGTTTGGCCAATGTTAAAGAATGTATTTGAAGCATTAGGATTTATAGCAGAAAAGATTGCACCGCTTGTTGAAAGTGCATTACCATTATTAAAAGACGGATTCCAGTTTGTTGTTGATGTTGCTACAAAAATGTGGGACATAATGAAAACTATCTATGAGATTGCATTACCGGCACTTGAAGCAGGATTCAATGGATTAAAACTTATTGTTGAAACAGTTGTTGGTATATTCCAAAAAGCAGTTGATACATTAGGTGCACTAAAACAAAAAGCAATTGACTTAAAAAATGCCACAGTTGGTGCATTTGGTAATATGAAAGATGGTGTTGTTAACAAAACAACTGATATGTATAACGGCGTGAAAGATGGTGCAGCAAATATGTATAATTACTTGGTTGGTAACAGTGTTTTTCCAGACCTACGTGATGCAGTTATTGCCAGTTTCAGAGACATGAAGTCTGGAAGTGTCAGTGAAATGCAAAACATGACAACACAAGTTAACCAATCAGCATTGACAGGTGCACAAAGTTTTGAACAAGTTTTTGCAGATACATTAGGTAGTGCATTACAAACAGGTAGATTAGATATGAGCAATTTCACAAATTTCTTTATGAATCAAATAGGAACAATGGGTCAAGGTGCAGGTGGCTTTGGAGGATTGCTAGGTAAAGTATTTGGCGGCGGAATGTTTGGTGGAAGCGGAGGCGGAGGCGGAGGCCTTGGCGGATTGCTTGGTGGACTATTTGGCGGAGGCGGCTTAGGTAATTTATTTGGTGGCTTCTTTGCAGATGGCGGAAAGCTAGGCGCAGGAAAATTTGGCATTGCTGGGGAGAGTGGTGCTGAGATTATACACGGTCCTGCAAGCGTCACTCCAATGGAGCAAATGGGCGGTAATTCTGCACAGGTAAATATAACAATACAAGCCGTGGATACCCAATCAGGTACAGAATTTTTACTAAAGAATAAAAGACAAATTGAAGGTATAATTCAAAATGCATTCAACAAACGCGGTAGACAGGGGATTTATTAATGTTAAACATATTCACATATCCAAATAATTCAAGCACATCTTACATTGATCCATTATATTATGGTGCAACAACACCAGGTAGTGAAACTGGGTGGTACAAAAGAATAGATGATATAAGAACAGGAACATACAGAACATTTACTACTGGACAGTTTAATCCAATTATTGATGGTAATAAAACAACTGACCTAATGGTATTGGCAACAGGCAAGTATTATTTAGGTGTAGATGAATT